GATCCGCTCCTGCGCCGAGCTGAGGTTTTCGACGAGTTCGCATCCCTTATTTGGACCGAGCGGTTCAAGCAGTACGGCGATTTTGAGTTGGACATCAGTTCAACTCTTCGAGCGAGAACTTTGCTGAAGACGGGGACGTTGCTAGCGACCGATGACTCTCACTATGTCATGGTGATTGAATCGGTTGAAGATGCGACCGACAGTGACAACCGGAAACTACTTAAAGTCAAAGGCAGATCTCTCGAGGTCATCCTCTATGACCGTGTAGCTAAGGAGTCGTTGTCGAACACTACAACCTCCCCAGCGTGGCTAATTACTGGCCTGACGCCTACCGCGGCAGCCAGGAAGATATTCCACGACATTTGCGTCACTGGGATTCTGAGCTCGTACGACGTGATTCCGTTCATATTCGAAGGCACGTTTCTCCCAGCGAGTACTATTCCCGAACCCGTCGACCTGGTAGACATCGAGCTCGAACCGACGACGGTATACGACGCCATCGTGCAGATTGCGGATATTTGGAACTTTGGGTTCCGTTTGTTGCGGGAATACGATACCTCCAAATTGTGGTTCGATATTTACACTGGGCGAGATCGTACAACAGCCCAAACCACGAATCCGGCCGTCGTATTCGCTCCAGAACTGGACAATCTGCAGAACACGAAACAGTTCATGACGATCGAGAACGCGAAGAATGTCGCTTACGTATATTCTCCTGTGGGCTTCGAGATGGTCTATGCGGATGGTGTCGATCCTGATGTTTCGGGATTTGAACGGCGAGCTCTCGTCATCAACGCCACTGACATCAACTCGGGAACTGCTCCCGAAATCAGCGCAGCGCTGATTCGCCGAGGTCAAGACGAATTGGCGAAAGCTCGTGTCTTCCAGGCCTTTGATGGAGAAATCAATCAGAACAGCGCCTACGTCGCTGGTGTTGACTACAATCTGGGTGACATTGTCGAGGTCAGGGATTCTGATGGTACGACCAACAATATGCGAGTCAGCGAGATTATTCGTGTCGCTGACCGTGAAGGTACTCGGGCATATCCGACGTTTGTTCTGAATCAGTTCATCAATACTGGTTCGTGGTTGTCGTTCGTCGACAATACTCAGTGGGCGGATATGACGACCGAAGAATGGGCAGACATGCCATAGCGAAGGAGAGTTGCCATGCCAATCGGCGACCAAGCAGTTGCTGCTGGGTTCACCTTGGTTCCCGAGTCAGGAAATGACGACGCTCGAGTTCGCTGGGGCGCTCGGGAACTCAATCGAACTCGGGACTTCATCGCCCAAGTCAAAGCACTTATCCCTGTGGGTAAGGCCGGTTACCGTACGGCTGCAGGACTTTCTTCGGGGACTGCTGCGCCGTCCGGGGGTGTCGACGGAGACATCTACTTCCGAATTGTCACGTAGGAGGTGTAATGACAATCGCCGTTGACTTCGACGGAGTGATACATCAATATCGTCGCGGTTGGGGCGATGGAACCATTTACGATGAGCCAGTAGAGCATGCTCTGACGTCGTTGACATATCTGATGCGGGATAACGCGGTGTTTGTTCATACGTCTCGTAATCCGCATCAGGTAGCTCAATGGATCGAGCAGCGATCGGGATACGGTATCGAATGCACTACCAGACTTCCTCGAGAGTGGTGGGGTAAGCGAAAGCGGTTCTGGGATATTCGCGGTCTTCTTCTCGTGACCGATCGCAAGTTTCCCGCAACGGTATATATCGATGATCGAGCGTACCATTTCACGTCGTGGGAGAAAACGCTACTGTATCTCCGGATGGGGGTGCAGTAATGGTCGATTATCAGATGAATACCGGTACTACCGGTCGGATGATGATTCGGGACACGGGTTCGCTCGTACAGTTCTGGATCAACTCGTTTAATTCCACTACGTTTCATCATGCTCTGCCGTGGGGTTACACGGTGGGTGGTGTTACCAATAACAGCCGAACGTACAATTACATAGCGAATTCTGGCTGGCAGAAGCTTATCGAATTCACGCTGACCGTTGATCAAAACGTTACGTTTAGGCTGTTTGACACAGGAACCGCTGGCTTCGGTGGACCCACCACATTCACGCACGCTATTGAACGGTCATCCGCGCCTAGCGCACCCCCCGCACCGGCACTCTCGAATATTACGACAACATCCTTCTTCGCTACGGTTACTGACGGTGCCAACGGCGGGGATCCTATCGATTTTCGGCAAATCGGTCGTAATACGGTCAATAACAATGCTTCGGGCGTCACTACGACGAATATCAACAGCGGCAGTTCTATTACTGTTGGTGCTCTGACACCCGGAACTCTATATTACGTTTGGGCAAGAACTCACAACTCCAAAGGTTACAGTCCATGGTCTGCCCTAAAGACCGTAACCACGTTGACGATGCCAGGTGCTCCCGACCCGGTTATTGTGTCGGATGTTACTCAAACAAGTGCGGTCGCATCCTTCACTGACGGTAGCACTGGCGGATCCCCCATCCTTGAACGTCAACTCGTCTTGAATACCGTTAACAATACGACGGGCGCATTTACCTTCACCTATACCGGCGTTACTACCATCATCAATATGCAACCAGCAACAGACTATTATTGGTGGGGTAGAGTTCGCACCGCAGCGGGGTGGAGTCCATATTCACCGGTCACGCTTCAACGAACTATTGCAGGCGCTTGGGTGAATGTCGGTGGTATTTGGAAAGAAGCAGTTCCCTACGTCCGCGATGGTGGTGTTTGGAAGCTCGCTCGTCCTTGGAGTCGTGCTGCGGGGATTTGGAAAGAGACGACTTAAGGATCGACAAGGAGCATATATGCTTGACCCGTGGTTACTCGTCCTCATCACGTCAGCAACATCGATTGCTGCATCGTCTGGTTTCTGGGCATATTTGGCCAGGCGAAGCGAGAAGAATTCGGCATCAACTCGACTGTTGATGGGGCTGGGTTATGACAAACTGATTCTCCTCGGTATGCGATACATCGACCGGGGGGAAATCACCAGGGACGAATACGAAGATTTCCGCAAGTATTTCTACGAGCCCTACAAAGAACTCGGTGGTAATGGTGTTGCCGAGCGCATCATGGAGGAAGTAAAGGGTCTTCGCTTGAGGTCCTCCTCGCATTATGTCCCGATCGATCAGGTACAACGACTGAATTCGGAGTCCATCAATGAGCGATAGCAAGACGCCCCTTCTGAGCGATCGTGTCTACAACTTTCTCAAGCCGATCGCCACGACTGTTCTGCCGGCCCTCGCGACTCTCTACGCGGCTTTGGCGCAGGTCTGGGACTTCCCGGCCCCTGAACAGGTGGTTGTGACCATCACTGCGGTCAATACCTTCCTGGGCGTGCTTCTCGGTCTCTCGAGCAAATCCTACAACAGCAGCGGTGCGGCATACGACGGCGACCTCTACGTGATCACCGATTCCGGCGGCGAGAAGAATCTCGTGCTCGGGGTGGAAAACGACATCCACGATGTCGCGGGGAAGTCCGAGGTTCGTTTGCGGGTGGAGAAGAAATAGGGCATATCGGATCTCGCAGGGAAAACATAGGCTATAATGAGACCCCTATGCCTAAGGAGATCCCATGTCTAGCCCTGATACTATCACGATTCCCGAAGACCTCGATGCTCGCATCGCTGCTCTGATCGATGAGTTGAAGAGCGTAGCAGGAGACTCCGACGAATACACCAAGACCGTCGGCAATCTCGTCAAACTGATGCAACTCAGGAACGACATTCACAAGACCGAAAACGAGCGAACCAAACTCGAGAACGACAAGATCAAGATCGGATTTGACCACGCGGTCGAGTGCGACAAGATCGAGCTCGAGCAAAATAAGTTCAATGCAGATCAAGTGAAAGAACGTTCCTGGAAGCCCAGTCCTGACGCGATTGTCGGCGCCGCGGCCACTGTCGTCGGTATCCTGCTCGTCCTCCACCACGAGAAGGCCAACGTCATCGCATCGAAAGCCCTCGGCTTCGTGAACAAGATGAGGTAGACCAGTAATCCCCCGCACAGATGATCAAAATGGGAGGGCGTGTGAAACTACACGCCTTTCTATTTTTGCCTTTCGCAAGGAAAACACGTCTTATAGTGAGAACCTTACGAAAGGAATCGACATGAACATCAAAAAGAAGTTCAATACTGTCGTCGATCACGTAAAGTCCAACCGTACAATATATGCCTACATGACTGGTGCTGTTATCGCAGGCGTCGCCATGAGTGTTGCTTACGAGCGTCAATGGGTAAAAATCGCCGAAGAACTCAAAAGCAAGAAGTGGATCGACGCTGAGAAAGCACTCGACCAGATTGTAGACTTGAACCTTGACGGTGTGTACTTCAAGATCGATGACATCAACACGCTTCTGTTGAGCATCGCTCCCGAAGATTTCCAACCGTAAATCTGAAGTATGAAAGCCTCTAACACAGGCTTTCATATTTGCCTTTCGCAGGGAAAAAATGTCTTATAATGAGACCCCTGCAAGAAAGGCTGTATCATGCCCATTATGAATTACACCGCCATCGAGTTCGACTTGCGAGACTGGGAGAACGGATTCTTCCTCACATTCCGTATTCCCTTCTCGCTGGAGAATTACAGCGCCGTAGTGGCACTTCCAGATTCGGCAAGCATCAAGCTGATTAAGTAAAGGTCTAAGGCAATAAGCCCTGAAAACAAGGGCTTATTGTTTTACCTCGCACAAAATACACGGACTATAATGAGAAGGAAACGGAAAGGCCGTACATCCTGTTGAGCAACTAGTGCCAGGACTTCTCCTCGAATCCGATAACAAGGATTCGTTATTTTTTCCAAAATTCCCCGCCGGAGATTTTCCGTCTAACTTTTTTGAGAGGAGCTAGATGGACAATGCCACTATGGTAGAACTCTTTGCCTACTGTCCTATTTGCAAAACAGAGTTGCTACCCCACCTTCTCTTTACCAAGTCTGGCGCGAGATTTTGTCCGAATCACGGAGACTTCTTCATCCAGCGACTTCGCGATGAAAAACCCACTGTCGTTTTCCGCATGTTCGATCAATACGCACGCGATGCTGAAACTCATGCGAAACGCGATATCCCCTTGGGACGCCCATCCTACAAGATTCGTTGTAACGAAACGGGTGTTATTTTCAGCAGTCTGAAAGATGCTGCGAAAGAGATGGGTTTATGGCGTAGCAGCTTATCCAAACACATCAACGGTCAACGATCACATGTTAGTGGTTATACCTTTACTCGTCTCCAGTAATATTCTCGCACACCCATCGTCCTCCTGCGAGAATGGATTGTATTTGGGCTAAAATACATTGATCAAGAAAGGCCCACACGTAATGCTACAGAATGTCTTGTATTTCCTCGCATGGACCTTGGGTGGTCTGTGCGCCATTGCATTGTTGATATTCATGGTTCTTCTCGTTCTTCTCGTTCGCGAAGATCTCCGCGCTGAAGTGCGACTTATTTTGAATGAGCGAGCTCGCAAACGAGCGAAAGAAGAAGAGCTGTTTCAAGAAGCCATCGCAGCCCACCACGCATGGAACCGTACGATATTCCATCATGGCATAGATCGTGAAACTGGACAGGTTATCACGGGCGTAAGTACTCAACCCACCGCGGAAGCATTGCGACTCGAACAGGAAATGAAACGCGCACGCGATCAGTGGCGGTACTGACACGACATTTTCCTGAGGCCTCGCAAAAAATACACGTCCTATAATGAGACCCCTAGAGAATGGATTTGCCATGAACAAGGACAAGATCACCGCCATCGCCACCGTCGCCGTTGTCGCCGGTTCGACCGCCCTCTTCCTCGCCACCCGCTACCGGGCGCGGAAGGCCGCCGAGAAGAACCAGCTGCAGACCGACGACGTGGAGAGCATGATCGACGCCCTCGACCAGGAAACCACCTCCAACTGACCTCAACTAGAGCCCCTAACACGGGCTCTAGGTTTTCTCCTGGGAAATTTCATGCGATGAGAAGGAGATACAATCATGTTCGGACGAAAGTTCGCGGTTCAGACCAACACCCGTCTCGTTCGTGAGAATGCCAAGCTCAACGGCAGCACTCCGGAGACGACCCCGATCGAGGGCAGTGAAAATCTCTTCGACCCAATGGTGGGTCCTCAGATTGCCGCGGCATATTCCGAGATCGCCAAGGACTTCATCACGCATGCCGCCCTGACCATCGGTGCGACGTTCGTCGTCTGCAAGATCGTGGGGAGGTTGTGTAAGTGACTAACGTTTACCATGAGATCGCACGCGGACAGGTGTTAATCGGGGCGCATATTCCCGCCCACGACGAAACATTTGAACTCGCCGAGAACATCGGAAAACTGTTGGATAAGTTCTATGCGTATGTTTCGTCGTCGCGTTCAGAAGAGCAAGCGAAAAAAGCCGTACAGGAACTATGCAATGCATTGTCGTCCGGAAAGGTTCAGCCACCTTCTTTTTTGGAATGAAGAACGTCGGATAAGGATGTGTAAATGAGAAACTGGGATGAGATCGCTCGTGAGATCGAGCGTGAGCTCAAGCACTTCGAAAGTGGTCCGCATGGCGATCTGACTCTGGATGCCCAGCGCGCATCGCAGATCGCTCTCCGCGTCATACAGAAAAGGAACCCAGGCTTCTCTAATTCTCGCTTCGTGAAGAACTTCATGGAAAAACTCAACCAAGCTTTCGAAGAAAATCCATTGCAGGTCATCGTATTGGGCGTCGCCATTCTGAGCGCAACGACCAAAATCATTATCGCGATTGGTCGAGCTCGAGGATCCCACGCATACGCTCGGCAGGTGAATCACCGAATCCGTAAGGCGAAGTAATGGAAGCGGGAACTGGTCGTCGTATCAGAGTCGTTGAGACCGGCGAGATATTTGAGACACAGTCGGCGTGTGCGAAGAAGCTTGGCATCACCCCTTCTGCTATCAGCGACTGTCTTGCTGGTCGGAAGAAATCCTACAGGGGCTACACCTTCGAGCGAGTGAAGGATTGATATGAACTGGGATTTGATGGCACAGAAGATCGAAGTGGCATTGAACGAAGCGCAGAGCGTTTCCTTTCTCGGTGTACCCATCGGTATCGACCCCAAGATCGCCTCCAAGATAGCCGCGACTGTCGTTCGCGATGACGTGGAAGCGTACGTAGCCAGCATCCCCCGCGTGCCCACCAACAAGTACGATGTTCTTATGACATTGGGCAGCTTCGCATTGATCGGTGGTCTCGGAACGGGTTTCCTCTATCTCATGCTCAAGCTGTCAGACGCCCCAGAATACACCAGCACGCCTACCGCCAAGAAGACGGAAGAGAAGACCGAGTAACAAGCCTCGCAAGAAAAACAAGGGTTATAATGAGACCCATGACCCCTACAAAGGAGCTTGTTATGAACCCCGTCAAGAAGGCCGCTGCCCGCGTCCAGGAGTTCGTTTCCGACCACAAGGTCGCCATCGCAGTCACCACCACCGCAGTCGTTACCACGGCCGTGATGATCCGAGTGAACCGTGGCGCCGTGCGTCAGTGGAACGATTTCCTGGCCGAGCGCGGACTGACCAACGAATTCTACACGCAACTGGACCTGGACAACTGATCTCGAGCGCTAAGACCCCCGCAATACCATACACGGGTCTTAGCGTTTTGCTTTACCGCACTACCCCTACGTGAAAGGCAGACACCCTACATCATGATGGCTCTGTACGTTCTGCTGATCTGTTTCAAAATCCTTGGATTCCTTGCGGTTATCGCCATGGTCATGATCGGAACAACCTTGGGATATGATTTGATCATGGGATATTCCGCAGAGCGCAAGCACGTTGAATGGAAGGAATCGGTGAAGAGGAAACTTCGGGAAGAGAAAGAGCAGAAAGCTCTCGAAGGAGGCTTCTTCAGCGATTCCTTGGTTCCCTACGTCCCGGGATTCGACGGTAAGGGCGAGCTGTTGTACCGAGGACGACACATGGCGGTGGATATCAACGAGTTGTGGGAGGAATGCAGAAAGTTGGACGAGCTCGCCGATGCGGACATATTCAAAAACACTGAGGAACTGTAGGATGAGCTTTCAACATCTGATCAAGCGAGCAGCCAAATTCACCATCGACAATTCCCCAACGATTCTGACTTCTGTCGGCGTGGTGGGAGCAATCACCACGGCATATCTCGCGGGACGAGCCTCGTTCCAGGCAGCCGATATCATTCGCCTCAAGGAAGCGGAGGACGAAGAAGCCGGCGAGACGTATTTCGATGATCCTCGCGAATTGATGAAGAAACGTGTCGAGCTGGTGTGGCGACTGTATGTTCCCGCTGTATCCACGGGGCTCGCTACGGTCGTCTGCATCATCGGCGCCAACCACATCGGTTCACGACGTGCCGCTGGTCTCGCGGCAGCGTATTCCATCACGGAGAAGGCATTCGAGGAATACAAGGCGAAGGTCATTGAGAAGGTCGGGGAGAAGAAGGAGGAACAGGTACGAGCGGATATTATCCAAGACCGCATCAACGCCGGTTGGAGTTGGGACGACGACGATTCGATCGTCATCCATGGTAAACCTGACGGTGAGGTGTGTTACGACAAATTCAGCGATCGATATGTCTGGCACACAGCGGAGGGTATTCGCGGAGCACAGAACGACTTGAACGAAGGCATTCTCAAGAACGGATATGCTACGCTCGCTGACTTCTACTATCTCCTGGATATGCCAGCACCCCCATGGTCCCAGGAGATCGGGTGGAACAGCGACGACATGCTCAAGGTGCGATTCTGCTCCGCACTCACGCCAGCTGGACGACCAGTGCTGGCGTTCGAGTTCCGTAACGAGCCGGTTCGCGATTACGGTCGATTTCACTAGTACTGACCGAAACGTCTTGAGAAGGATATCCATCCTTATGAGTGGCGGATGTCCCACGGCTATCGGTCTTGCTGAGGGCGTATTCGACGATCGACATGAGTGGACGCAGAGTTCACTAGGGAACGCCATACGCGTTCCTAAACACGACTGCGAGTAAGTTCATGCGTTAATGCGGCTTTTACCCTTGTTCTGTTGAACCACGAAGCCAGGCCATCCTGAGCATAGATGTGAAACTGCTCGCACCAAAAACACGCCCTATAATGAGACCCCGAGAATCGCAGATGCAACTCGGGGTCAAACTTTAACCTGAAAGGTATTTTCGTGTCTGAGACCACCACCGCTGCCGCCAACACCGCCTCGAAGAAGGCCGCTCAGGCTGCGGCAACCGCCGTCGAGACCACTCTCCCGACCGTCGTGGAGACGGTGGAGCTCGCCGCGCAGATCCCCTCGAAGGTCGTGTTCAATCAGAAGCTCGTCGTGCTCGCCACGCTGGTCGTCGGCGGAGGCCTCGGAGCTGGTGCGCTGTACGGCGTCCAGAAGCTGAAGGAGCGACGCGCGGCCAAGGCCGTCGAGAAGGATCTGACCGCTGAGGCCGAGGCCCTGATCAAGGCCGAGAAGAACAAGAACGCGTAACAAACCCCAGGATTTGTCGGAGAGGCTCTATATTCATAGAGCCTTTCTTTTCTCAAAGCCTCCATACACACTACAAGAAATAGGCATTCATGTTCGATAAAGTTGTCAAATACAAGGACTTCAACGGTGTCGAGCACACCGAGAAGCTCTACTTCCACATCATGACTCCGGAGTTGGCCGACCTCGAGTTCAACCTGGAGTTCGAGGGCAGTATGGCGCAGTTCGTCATGGACGCCATGCGCTCGGAGGACAAGCGCAAACTCTTCATCTTCTTCAAGATGATCGTGGTCAATTCCTACGGTCGGCGCAGCGAGGACGGATCGGAGTTCATCAAGCGTCCGGAGTTCACCGAGAAGTTCCTCAACAGTCCGGCGTGGGAGGCCTTCTTCGAGTGGCTGCTGCTCGACGACCCGAGCGGGAAGAACGCCGAGCAATTCTGGCTCAAGGTCATGCCCGAACGCATCACCAAGGACGGTGAAGCGGTGATCGAGGGTGAGGCCAAGAAGCTCGGCATCGAGAAGGCCATCAAGGATCTCTCGCACGAGGAGCTGCAGAAGCTCTACCTCAAGGCCATCGAGTCCAAGGCAACTCCGGTCGCCGCGGAATAAAAGACGTTCTTGAGTGTGTGGTACGACAAGAACCACAAATTCGGCATCCCTAGAGAATCATATTGTCGGTAAAACGCAGGCCGTACGACTATCTCATTCTCAGGCACCCCGAAGCCACACACTCAAGAACTTACATGATATTTCTGGGCAGCAGCAAGGAAGCGTGTACCAAGGTCTCTTTGTAGGGGTCTCACCTTGGTGGCGTCCAGGTTTCCTATTCCGGATGCTTGCTTATAAACGACCGCCGACGTCGAGGATGGGCCGTCTCAACTCTCATATCCTCGAATCGAAAAGGCGCCCAGTCTATCATATGAAAGGTTTTAATTATGGACATTGGAACATGGGTATACTACCGAAAATTCCCCAACGCAGCTCCCGATTACACACTGGGTATCGTCTCCGACATCGACGAAGACGGTATGATTCGTGTCGATTGGGTTGATGGGCTAAGTATTTACTACAGCCCCATCGCTCTCATCAAGGTCTGACAACACTTCTTCCCAAAGAGGATGATATCCATCATGTCGCTCAACAAGCTGAAGATCGCCAAGTTCATCGTCTCGGCTGTTGTCGGTGCCGGGACCACCAAGATCGTCAAGGAAATCATCAAGACGCACGTGACGCCGGAAACCGCGGCCGACCGAGTGACCGTCACCGTGGCCTCGTGGGTGATCAGTGCGGTTGTCACGGAGCGCACGAAAAAGTACACCGATGAGCTGATCGACAGCGTCGTCGAGGCCAGCACCGATATCACGGGTAAGTTCAAGCTGGCCGCCAAGCTTGGTCGCATCAGCCGCGGCGAGTCCTCCTTCGAACAGGAGGGATTGGATCCGTCGCATTTCCGCAAGGAGAACGGTAAGTACGTCCCCATCCCGGAAGAGGAATGGCCGACGAATGGAGTCCCGACCGCGGTTGCAGAAAAGCAGCCGGCTAACGAAGTCTAGCGTCGGGCGCGTTAACATATCTCGCGAATTGAGGCAATACAGTGACAGAAGAATTCCCCGCAAATTCGCGCAGTGCTGCCCGGAATGAAAGTGAGCAGAACGAGGGCGAAGGCGAGGCTCGTAAGAAGTTCGACCCGATCGTCCAAGGCTCGGTGACGCGTCGTAAAAAGCCCCTTGGTCGTCGCTTCATGGATACCTTTTTCAGTGGTGGTTTCGACGGTCTTGTTGAGCACCTTATCAAGGAGGTGTTCGTGCCCGCCATGCAAGACGCGGCTGCCGACATGTTCAGGGAGGGTATCGACCGGGTTTTTCGTCGCGATGGATCGTCCTCATCATCGTCGAGAAGCTACCGCGCGAGTCGTACGGTCACTCCCGTCACGCGGACACACGTCAGTTATGACCGATATGGTCCGTCCAGGCCGACGTCTGCAGTTTCGTCTATGCGACAGCCTGTTCGCAGTACAACGCTTGATCTCGATCAGATCGTTCTGACGAACAAGATCGATGCAGAGCAGGTCCTGGACAAACTCTACGACATCGTTCAAGAATATCAAGGCGCAACCGTGGCCGATTTGAACGATCTTCTGGGTCAGACGAGTAACTACACGGATCACAAATGGGGTTGGGACGACCTCGCGGGCTGTGATGTGAAGCGCGTATCGGGGGGATATTTGCTGATCCTTCCTCGACCGATACCCATACGCTCCAACTAGATCAACGTGAGCACCATGCGAGAGATCCTGGCCAAAATATATTCTACAGCTTGGGTAGCCAGGAAAACGGACGCTCAAATACTCGCTATATATCGGCGTCTTCAAGCGAAGGGTGTGATCAAGGTATGATGAACATCGCATTCAAATTTAGCATTAAAGGTCCCAACGAACCAGTCCGCAACAGCAGTTACCAGGTTCGAATCGTTTCCAACGATTCGTCGAGGCTCCACGATCTGCTCGGCAAGATGAAAGACGAGATTCGTATTTCCGGATACGTTTCCATCGCACGTCTTCGTACCATTAGTGGTCAAGAGAAGGTATTCGGCGGATCGCAGGACCACGAGTACCACTGGGGTTGGACGTCTCTACGGACTGCTGTTGTTCTCGAGAAGGCCGAAGAGTTTCTCCTCAATCTTGCTCCAGCATTGCTGATTGAGGATGGATCATACTCATGAAACAGCGATCCGCCATCATCGTCTATGTCAACACGGACGGGGTTGACAAGATGATCGAGCATATTCTCGACGGGAGTCAGCGTCAGCACAACCCGTCGTTGACCGTTGGGTCATCTCTCTACGGTGTACATATTCCTATGATGACTCGCGATGGAAAGGTCGAGGAACATGAGCAGGCGTAAAGCACGGTTGCTCGTAGTCGTTGAGTTGGACGATATTCCTGGGACGATGCATACGGCGGAATCTGCTCTGCAGACCACGCAAAACATCTTGTTCCAACGAATGGGGCATTACAACCCCCGGGTGAGTTTCGCTCCGGCGCCGATATTCGATCCACAAGGAACATCGCTAGTAGCCCAGGATGAGGCGATCGTCGCATGAGAAAAGCCTATCTCGTCTACGTCGATCTCGATGAGACCCCCGGCAACATGCACACCGAAGCATCGGCGATGTCCAACATCTACGCAGTTCTGTGCAACTCGTTGTACACATACAACCCCAAGGTCTATTTCGCCCCCGATGAGTTGCAGACCGAGAAGACTCAAGGAGTCGTCATGACCGATCAGATCATTCTTAAGACCAAAGAGGAAGCGGACAAAGTCCTTGAGGCTCTTTCGGAATACATGACCACTCCTCACGACGAGCTCGCTACGAAGGCGGATCTGAACGATCTGTTGGGTCTGGACAATGTCTACACCGATCATCAATGGGGCTGGACGAGCATGGAGGGCTTCGACGCTATTCCGGATTCGGAAGGCGGATGGGAACTGATCGTTCCCCCGCCGAAAAAGGTTAGCGAAATCTACAACGATCTGATCACGAGCAAGATCGTAAAATCCTACAACGAAGGAAGCACCGCAGCATGAACCTCGCAGCTATGCGGGATGTGGTCACGAGCAAATTCGCTCGCCAGGTCCTGATCACCCAGAAGCACTCTCCCAAGATCCTCTTCGTCGCCGGTGTGGTCGGCGTCGTCAGTACCACCGTTCTGGCCTGCCGGGCTACGCTGAAGGTCTCGGATATCCTCGAGGAGCACGAGAAGCACGTCGGCTTCATCTCGGAAGAGGCTGGTACGGAGCAGATCTCGCACGAAGAAGCCAACAAGCAGATCGGAAAGGTTAAGGTCAAGACCGCCGTCACCATCGCCAAGGGATATCTGCCCGCGGTCGGTCTCGGCATCGTCTCGATCGCCGCCCTAACCGGCTCGCAGGTTATCCTGACGCGTCGCAATGGCGCTCTCATGGCGGGGTACGCTGCCCTCGACAAGGCCTACCGGGAGTACCGTCAGCGAGTCGCCACTGAGTTCGGAGATGAGGTCGACCGCAAGTTCGCCTTCGGAGCTGAAGACGTCGACATCGAGGAAAAGACCGCCGAGGGCAACACCATCGTTTCCAAGGGAAGCGAGATCAACGGTCGCTTCGGTGGATCGCCCTACGCCGTGATCTTCGACGAGCAGTCCAAATTCTTCACCAAGATGCCTGGTGGAAACCGTGACTTCCTCATGATGCGGATGAACTGGGCGAACGAGCGACTCAGGGCGAAGGGTCACCTGTTCCTGAATGAGGTTTACGACATGCTGGATATGCCTCGTACCAAGGCCGGTCAGGTTGTCGGCTGGGTCTACGACAAGGACAAGCAGGTTGGCGATGACTACGTCAGCTTCGGCGTGTTCGACGGCGACCCTGAGTTCGTCGATGCGTTCTTGGATGGGCATGAGAAGTACGTCGTCCTGGACTTCAACGTCGCTGGTCCGATCTACGACCTGATCTGAAAGGACTGGATATTTCGTGCGAAAGAGTACCAAGTACCTCGCAGGTGCAGCGATGCTTATCGTGATCGCTGCTTCGACCGCGACATTCATTCGAGCGGGTCTGCGAGCCATCGTGGAGGCTGAGGGATGAACAAGACCATCATTATCGCCGGAGGCTCTTCGCTCGCGTCTCTGGCGGTCGGCGCTACGGCGGGGTATTTCCTCGCCAAGAAGAAGGTCGGTAAGGCCTTCGACGAGCGGCTCGACGCCGAGCTGGCGGAGATCAAGAAGCACTACTCCGTACTTCTCATGCAGGCTCGCGAAAAGCCCGACACTCCCGAAACCCTTCTGCGTCAGACGGAGGAGGCTGCGCAGCCCGTCGTCGAGAAGATGGAGACGCTCGAAAACCCTGTGACCGACAAGGGTCGTCGAGCTGCGGCTGCCGTGGTGGATTACACCCAGCCGTTCAAAGCCAGCCCCGACAACGGTCAGGTCGTCGAGAACAACATCTTCGGCACTACGGCGAAGCCGAAGAAGCAGCTACCTCCTCGTGGTCCGTCTGGACGATTTCTCCCCACCCACGAGTCCGAGGAAGACGCCCATCAGGGGGACGATCCCTACAAGATCACGCAGGAAGAATTCCTCGTTAACGATCCGGAGCACGAGCAGGAGAATCTGCTGTGGTTCGTCAACGATCGAACGCTTCTCATGGTCGCCGACAGCGAGCCGGTCGATATCGACCGAGTCGGTGAAGCCAACCTGACGTTGTTCGGACATGATGAGAGTTCGGACGACGACATCATCTGCGTTCGCAACACCGGTCTTCGCGTCGACTACGAAATCCGTCGGACTGAGGAGAGCCTGACGGAATACATGGGGCTGGGTGAGAGCGAATCCGATACCGGAGATGGTGACGAAGACGATGCGAGTCTCGCCCAGTCCAGTCGATGGTCCGATGCTATGGGTGCCGCCCGACAGTCTGGTGGACGATAACAAGAAAGGAAGTGATAGTCATGCCGCTTGACGAGGCATATCTTGCGTGGCTGTACAGTCAAGTCGGCTCGGTAACTGTTCGTAACCGCTCCAAGACTTACTGGAAACTACTACGACTTCTCCACAAAAAGGAGTTCAGTTGGTCTGACATCGAGACGGATGGGAACCGAGCACAAGACGGTAAGGATCTACGCAAGGAATTCGCCGAAGAAACAGGGCGCAGGAACGTCGATGCTGAGTGGATGGATCGGCCGTGTACGTTCCTGGAGCTGCTGATTGCCCTGTCGTTCAAGCTCGCCTGGGATGGCGATGGGATGACACAGACCGAATGGTTCTGGGAGCTCATCGCCAATCTCGGTTTGACCGAATGTACTGATGCACACCCCCCGGAAGAAGCCATCATTGACCATATCTTGAACAAGGTCATCAACAGGGATTACGCTCCGAACGGCGCGGGCGGTTTGTTCCCTCTCAAGAACTGGACGGACGCCGCCCTTGACCGGCGGGTAGTTGAGCTGTGGTATCAGGCTGAAGACTACCTACTGGAACGCATACGCATCTAAATATCCGGGAGGAGGGTGTAGATGGTCGATTTCATTCAGATCAGAGTTAAAGAGCGTACAGAAAAACAAGGCGGCGGACTGATCGCATATCCCGACTGGGTCGTTGGTCGGTCCGAAGACTTGATGGTCCGAGCGAAATCCTTCTATGCCGTCTGGGACGAACAAAAAGGTCTGTGGTCCACGGACGAATATGACGTACAACGTATCGTGGACGACAAGCTAAATTCGTACCGCAAAGAAAACAAAGATGTTGTTGAAGTCAAGCTGATGAAGAGCTTCAGCTCGAACGGTCAAAGTACCTTTCGGAAGTTCATGCGGGAAATCGGCGACAACGCACATCAGCTTGACGAAACACTGACCTTCCAGGGAACCAAGGTCGGCAAGAAAGATTACGTAAGCAAGAGGCTGCCCTATGATCTTGCCGAGGGGGATCACAGCGCTTGGGATGAACTTGTCGGGACTCTCTACAAGCCAGACGAGCGAGCCAAGATCGAATGGGCGATCGGGGCGATTGTTGCTGGGGCGTCCAAGAAAATTCAGAAATTCCTTGTACTGTATGGGCCTCCAGGAGCAGGCAAGGGGACGATCCTCAATATCATTCTGATGCTGTTCGACGGCTATGTGACGACCTTTGACGCCGCTGCCTTGGCATCGAATGGGAATCAATTTGCCGCCGCGGCATTTTCGGGGAATCCTCTCGTAGCCATCCAGCATGATGGCGACTTGTCGCGGGTGGAGAATAACACCACTCTCAACTCGATTGTCTCGCACGAGATCATGCGGATGAACGAGAAGTTCAAGCCCTCCTACGACGCCCGCGTCAATGCGTTCCTGCTCATGGGGACCAACAAACCGGTCAAGATCACTGACGCGCAATCGGGTCTTATTCGTCGTTTGATTGACGTACATCCTTCCGGGGTCAAGCTTCCGCCTGGGCGTTATCATGCACTGATGGACCGCATCACGTTCGAGCTTGGCGCTATCGCTCATCACTGTCTCCAGGTTTTCAAGGAGATGGGCGAGAACTACTACAGCAATTACCAGCCGTTGGAGATGATGTTCAAGACGAACGCCTTCTTCAACTTCATCGAAGCAAACTACAACATCTTCGCGGAGCAGAACGGCACCAGTGTCGAACAAGCTTGGATGTTGTTCAAGACGTATTGCGAAAAAGCAAACGTCGATACCAAGATGACACGGTACGCCTTCAAGTCAGAGCTCGGCAATTATTTCGACGAGTTCCATATTCGTCACACGATGGATGACGGGACTATCGTTCGGAGTTGGTACTCCGGCTTCAAGGCAGAGCCATTCAAGACGCCGGTGGATGATGATCTCAGCACGTTCACCTTGCGGTTGGACGAGACCATTTCCTTGTTGGATCTCGAACTTGCCGAGCATCCCGCACAATACGCATCAGCGCGAGGAGCGCCGAAACAGAAGTGGGAGGATGTGACGACGCGTCTTGCTGAGATAGACACGTCGCGAGAGCATTTCGTCGGAGGCCTAGCACCGAACCATATCGTCGCTGATTTCGATTTGAAGGACGACAATGGAAAGAAATCCCTTGAACGAAATCTACGAGAAGCTGCAAAATGGCCAGCCACCTATGCTGAACTTAGCAGAAGTGGCGACGGAGTACACCTCCACTTCTATTACGACGGAGATCCAGAGCGGCTCGATTCGCTTTACGCTCCAGGGATTGAGATCAAACGGTTCCCTGGACACTCTTCGTTACGTCGTCGACTTACGCGATGTAATAATGTACCTATCGCCACCATAAATAGCGGGTTGCCGCTCAAGGAGAATACGCGAGTGATCGAACCTGGGACTATGAAGAGCGAGAAGGCCCTTCGGGATCTGATCGCTCGCAACCTGCGGAAAGAGATCCATCCCGGAACTAAGCCCTCGGTGGACTTCATCAAGAAAATCCTTGATGATGCCTACAACGATGGTCTCCGCTACGACGTGACCGATCTTCGCCCCAAGATCACCACGTTTGCCAGTAGGAGCAGTAACAGGGCTCTCGAATGTCTGAAGATCGTCAATTCCATGCGATGGAAGTCTGAGGAAGACGAACTTCCTCCGGATGAGCCAACGCCGCTGGAGCCGCGGCTGGTCTTCTACGATATCGAGTGCTACCCCAACCTGTTTGTCATCTGTTGGAAGTTCGAGGAAGACGAGCCCTCGGTCGACAGCGTGGTGACGATGATCAACCCGAAGCCGCACGAGGTGGAAGCTCTCTTCAAGTACAAGCTCGTGGGCTTCAACAACCGCAGCTATGACAACCACATGATGTGGGCTGCGGCCATGGGCTTCAGCATCCCGCAGCTCTACGCTTTGTCACAGAAGATCATCAACAACTCCGTCGGCGCCAAGTTCGGTGAGGCGTACAACCTCTCGTACACCGACATCTTCGACTACAGCACCAAGAAGCAGGGGTTGAAGAAGTGGCAGATCGAGCTGGGGCTCGAGCATCGGGAGATGGATATTCCTTGGGACAAGCCGGTTCCCGAGGATCGAATCATGGATGTGGCGGCGTATTGCGCCAACGACGTGGTTTCTACCGAGAAGACCCACAAACACCTGCAGGGTGACTGGAAAGCTCGTCTCATCCTGTCGGATCTCAGTGGTTTGACACCTAACCACACCACCGCCAATCACACTGCCCGGATCATCTTCGGTCGCGACAAGAACCCGCAGAGGAGTTTCGTCTACACCGATCTTTCGAAGGATTTCCCTGGATATGTCTACGGACCCAAGGACGGCGTCAAAGGAAATCCCATGGTCAGCACTTACCGAGGTGTTGACGTCGGTGAAGGCGGCTATGTCTACGCTGAGCCAGGTATTTACCGAGATGTCGCGCTGCTTGACGTCGCTTCGATGCATCCTACATCGATTGGTCAGCTCAATCTTTTCGGTGAGTACACGCCGCGCTACATGGCTCTCGTGGAGGCGCAGCTTGCGCTCAAGCATGGTAACTACGATTCGGTCAAGGGTGCCTTCGACGGGAAACTTCGACCCTACGTCGAAGACATTGAGCGTCTGCGTGAGAGGGATCCAGAGGCGGCGAAGAAGGCAACTAAGGATCTACGCGATGGACTGAAGATCGCGATGAATATCGTCTATGGTCTAACCTCGGCGAAATTCGACAATCCGTTCCGAGATCTGCGCAACGTGGACAATATCGTTGCCAAGCGTGGCGCTCTGTTCATGGTGGATCTGAAGAACTATATTCAGGACCAGGGCTTCACGGTTGCGCACATCAAGACCGACTCGGTGAAGATCCCCAACGCCACGCCGGAGATCATCGAGGCAGTCGTCAACTTTGCTGCCAAGTACGGTTACAGCATGGAATACGATCCAGAGAAGGATCAGTATTCTAAGTTGGCCTTGGTCAATGACGCCGTTTACGTGGCGAAGAAGGACAACTGCGTCGACAACTGCTGGACGGCGACCGGCAGCCAGTTCCATCCTGACGTCAATCCGTACGTCTTCAAGAAGCTGTTCGGCTATGACGATGACATCAACTTCTTCGATCTCTGCGTGACGAAGCACGTTCAGCAGGGAGCGCTGTATCTGGACTTCGGTAATCACGATTACACTCGCGAAACGGGGGATCGTGATCCATCCATGGGTTATGTCGACGATGCCCTGTACCAGATCAAAGCGATGAAGAAGGGTGGATCGTCCGAAGAAGACCAAGCCAAGGTCTACAGCGAAGCACTCGACAAGCTCATCTTCATCGGCAAGACGGGTCGCTTTACGCCTGTCCTGGAGGGCTACGGCGGGGGACAGCTCTGGCGTGTCAAGGACGGTAAAGCGTATGCCGTCCAAGGAACCAAGGGTCATCTGTGGGTTGATTCGAAGATTGCCATGGATCTGCCCGGAGACGCGATCGATTACGGCTTCTTTGATCACCTCGTCGAGGAGGCTCGAGCCAACATCGATCAGTTTCTCGTGGGTAGTGGCTTCTCTTCTGTTGCCGAGTTCTTGAGTTAGGGAGAAACATAATGACCGGTTGGGAGGCACTGGTCTGGTCGGTGGGGATTATCTGTGTCACGATCCTGCTGATCGGTCTACTTATTGCCGTGTCGGCTCGAGTGATGAGCAAGCGGGACACGAAAGAGATGCCGAACAAAATCGTGGGAATCAAGTCGATCCGTAACGAAGATCTACTGAAACCTCCTCGATGAATGACGCCGTGGTGGTCGCGGGGATAGCGCTAATCGTCCTCGCGACCCTTGTCGTTGTCTTTTTCATTATCCGAGATGTTCGAAAAGAATTAAAGGAGCTTCATTCGGATGAGCAACGACTATACGATCAAAGGAACGAAATTCACCTATAAAGAGTGGGCAGAAGCCGCCGTTAACGATCACGTATATCGCGCGTGGGATTTGGCAGGTCGAAAAACTAACGATTACGACATCGTTATTGTCAGCATGGACGCCAGCGAAGACGGCTTTGTGGCGTTGATCCGAGGAATGATCACCGATACGAACAATATGTTGTTCGAGGTACGGTATGAGTGTTCTTCGGAAAAAACGATCGTGGTCATCTATCACGCGGTAGATATTTTCGTTGCCACATCGTCGCAGCGCGTTCGACGGTGATCTATGGGGATGATGAGAAGCGCGAAGAGAAGAAGGGTATCTAACTTATGATAAAAATCCCGGTGCGCATCATCGGGAGCGATGTGGGCGAAGCCGAATACGATCCTGAAACCGGCATACTCCGACTGGTTGCGGAGATCCCCAAGGGATTCATCACGCACAACCGAAGCTGGGCATTTCGCGAGACCATAATCGATGTAAAAGTCAGCGTATTCATCCCGACGACGGACGAGGATTTTCCATGGTGACCAGCAAGCCCTCAATCAGTCTCGAGGCCGAGCGAAATGTCGAAGCTCGCATGATGGTATTGCGCCATGCCAGGACGGTACTGTACACCACGGAAACGCCCAAGATCGAGGCCCAGACCCTCATGAGCGGTTTCGTCATGGGGACGTGGACGATCTTTCTCACGACGAATCTCCCGGACGGCGTCATCTACAAGGTTACCTGGGAAGGAGTTCATCTCGAGCCCACGCTCAAGGCCTACAAGCAGCTGGAAGACGACATCACTCCTCACAACTAAGAAAGGACATGATCACCATGGCTCGGCGTAAGAAGTACGGTCTGGCGCGATTGCTGCTGGATCTTTTCCTGGTCTGCATCACCGGGGGTCTCTGGTTGGTGTGGATCGGCATCTGTTTCCTGCGTAACGGTCACCGCTAGATATCGTCATCGCTGACAGCACGCCCATCCTGTAACTACGAAAAAAAGCGCCATCATAGAAGGACGACCATACATTGAGTAACGAACTAGTTCTTCGGCCTGCTTACCCGATCAGTCGCATGCCGCAGCGGGAGACGATCACCTTCCGTTACGCACAGACCACCTTCCGGAATTTCACCGGTCGACCGACACCCTTCAACCAAGAAGGCGGTGTCCGCGGGTTCTCCATCGTTCTCGACGAGCGACTGGCGAAGGAGCTGGTGGACAAGGGTCTGAACGTTAAGCCTCTGCGCAAGCGCGACGAAGACGAAGAACAGATGTACCACCTGCCGGTAGCAGTCAACTACGACCGACGCCCGCCTCGCGTCTACATGGTGACCGGTGATGGCGACACGTTGCCCTTGCGCAAGACGCTACTGACCGAGGAACTCGTCCACATGATGGACAACCTCGATCTGGGCGAGGCGCACATGGTCATCGCCATCTCGAATTACAAGACTGCCGCGGGTCAACGTGGTAAGAAGGCATATCTACAGAGCTTCTTCGGCCATATTCTCCTGGATGAGCTCGAGCAGGAATACGCCACGGTCGAGGACATGATCCATGTCGACACGGAGCAGCACCGCGCCGTGGATGCCGAGGATATCGGTGTGGAGGTGATCGAAGACTAGAACGTCATCCTGGGGGTCTTATGCGCACCACCCATGGCTGCCACATACCCGGGACGAGGCTTGGTGATAATCCCCCGATCAAGCCCGCCCGGTGTGGTGGTATTTTCCAATGTCCGGATTGCATGCTGGAGGCGGCAGCAATCCCCCGATTGAATTACAGCCGCGACGAGTATTTCGACGAGCACACACTTACACGAGTATACGGGTCCTTGTGCGAGGCCGGCGCAACCCCTCAGATGGCCAGCGATGCCATCTCCGTTATGCTGAATAACGGGATCCTTTTCCGCGAGAGGAAGTAACACATGCAGGCCACCCGGTTTATGCGACTACCACTCATCGTTACTGGCTTTCAGGTAACCGAGAGAAATATGGACGTTGTTTCTCGATGGTGCGAAGGCCGGATCATCGAGAGTGCCCGAGGCCGGTTCATTCGGGTTCCTGTGAACCACGCCAAGAAAGCATGGCAGACCGAGGCTTTTCCAGGACTGTGGGTCGTCAAGTCCTGGCAGTACGGTAGGTACAGCTTCAAGGTCTACACGCAGCAGAAGCTGGACGAGACTTTCTCGGTAATTCCTGACAGCTACGAATTCACCCCCGACCTCTACAACCTCGACGAGATTGATGACGTCGAAGACCCCGAAGAGGAACGAGCCCCCAAGATCACGGAGCTTGTCCCTAGTCAATGTTCATGTCACCACCAGCGCCCAGAAAACCCCAACGGTGGTGTTGTTCCCAACCCCAACAATATTCGTTCTCTCTCACTCAAGGCACCACAGCAAGGGTCAAGGCATTTCAATCGCCACGCCATCTAGAGTTTGGACTTGAGAACATCGATAACGAGCTAGATTTTCCCGTCTAGCTTTCCATCCCCATTATCTGACGTTTGCGAGTCGAGGACGGATGACCCGAACTTCCGTCCTTGGCCCGGAGATGTTCAGACCTCTCCACTTGTGATACATATCTCGGCAACCTACAGGAGATGACATGTCCGAGAACGTGGGCACCATGCTGGACGTCAAGAAGTTCTTCGAGAAGGACTGCCCCGCGGCTCACCCGTTGACCAATACCGAATTCACCGCTTTCTGGAAGTCGTGCTCGGAGGAAGACAAGGTGGCGTTCAAGGCGGCGGCCTTCTCCGCCCTGGCCTGACATTTGCGCGTGAGGGATAGGCTTTCTTGGCGGGGCCTATCCCTTGCTCGGAGATGAACAGTAGTCGTTCTTCTCCATTTGGATATCGGTGTCGCGAATACCGTGAGCATAGATTACTTCTACGAAACAGGCGCCGACACGCCATGTTGTTTACGAGATAACAATCCGTGCAACATTCGGGACCGAGCGGCTTAAAGCCAACGGGATAACGCCGATATCTCTTCTACTAAATCTAATAAGAAAGGAGGTGAAAAGACATGTATTTGGATGCAGTACTTGATCGGCAGATGCGACCTATGTACAACAGCACACCGGACAACGTTAAACAGTGGCTGGAAGAGCACAAGGATATTCGTGCAGGCTACGACGTATGCATCGGTAAGACAATGAAGGTCGTAACCGTTGAAGAATATCTTCAACGATGACGCTCAAAAAAATCAAGATCTCTCGCCCTATGAATAAATGTACATGAAAGGCTTCCCATGTCCGACAACATCAAGTCCTTGTCTACCTTCAGAAAGTATCAACAAGGAGGACTCTCGAACGTGACTGACACCCCGGGAGAGAGTATCAAGGCCGCACTCGAACCCATGCCGGTACCAGAGGGTATGGTGCCCGGTGACTACCGCATGAATCCCGAGACGGAGGACGTCTTCTATGGCTACCAGCTGAAGGAAGGCATGCGTGTCCTCATGCAGAGAGACCTCGTGGATACTAATGGGCCGTACTGGCACGCCAACATGACCCAAGCGTTGGATATGAATCGTTGGTGCAAGGTCACGCAGCCCATTCTCGTTGGCGACACAATCGTCTTCATCGCAGTCTACGACGACGGTCACAAGACCGTTCGACAACACGGTTCGTATTCGGGCTGGCTTGTCAAGAAGGACAGCATTCCTAACGCCGAGGAATCCACAAACGATTAGGTGAGGAGATCCTTGTCATGTCGGAAGTGACTCTCTGGACCGCAGGTGACGGCTACTGTACTGACCGCTACTACCAAGCTCGACTAGAGCTGTTCAACCACAATCGTCGCATTCTGAGTAAGCGTCTTGGGTGGCCTGAGGGTGCACTCGAGGTCTGTGAGCGACTGAGCGCAGAGAATCCGGGATGGTATTTCAACTGGACAGTGGGTAACACATTGTCCGGGTGGGAACGTCCCGCGGGATTCCAGTTCCAACCACCGGAGAAACATTACCACGGAAATCAGTGGCGCTACTGCAAAGACGAAGAGGAACTCGTTCGTCGCGTTGCCGAATACAAAGATAGTTCGACCGACTAGATAAGGAACGACAATGGATCTGGACCAGATCAAGCAGTTCATCGAGAAGAACAAGAAGGGACTGATCGTCGGCGTTATCGTGGGCTTTGTCGCGGCACGTATTCTGAGCTGATGGGTCGCAATAAGCGGTATCTGTCAAACAGAATTTTTATCATCCTTCTAGTGATCTTCGTGCTGCTGTTCATCACGGGTGATTACTTCTTTGTACGATGGATGTATGGATAGGAGAGTCTTGCCGAAGAAGATCACGCCTGAGCGGATCGCTGGGGTAGTTGCCTTGACATACCTGGTCCTTATTCCGGCAGCGGCGATCATCGCCTATCGCAAAATCATGTCTATGGATCAGGATCTGACCGACATGTGGCACGAGCTGAAGATGCCGAATCGACACTAGGAGGTATCGTGTGATTAGCGCGACAGCAGAGGAACCCGAGAAAACTCCAGAGCGTATCGAGATAGATAACGCTCTTCGAGAGGTCGTCCGTATTTCGGTATATCTGGATGACATTCTTTCTGATGGTCGTAATCGCGCCTACACACTGATCAAAAAATCCTGGGGAATTCGCATCAGAAATTCTTTGAAAGAGTTGTCAACTCTTCTAGAGAAGCACTACGAAGACAAAGAACAAATTCTCTCTGCGTTCATCAACGACATCGAAGAAGGATCGAAGGACAAGTAACAATGGATGAAACTGAGATCGACTGGATTTTCGAGACGGCTTTCAAAGCCAGCATCAGGATCTTGGGTGGGAGCGACGATCTCAGGACTCGATCCATGTTCTACATGCGGTCGCTGTTGCTTGCCGAGAAATTCCCCAGCAATGACAAGACGTTCCAGATGAAGACGGTGAAGTATCTGGAGAAAAAGCTGGATGCTCTCGGCGCGGAGGTCATGCATCGAGTAGAAAAGGTTATTCATCAAGTAGAAGGAAGGCTTCTCTGACATGCCGACATATTCCTTCGGTAAAGACAGTCCCATCAAATTCGAAATCTCCGATGCCTTCGCTGACCTCTACAACCAAGCTTCCGAAGAATTCTTCAAGGCACATCGCCGATTCACTCAGAAATTCGGCCGACCTTGGGATCCCGCGGACGATCCTATCCAGATCAAGTGGACCAACAAACAGCGCAAGGCCTGGAACACTTTGGCGACGATGATCGCTGACGCCTACGTGAAAGATGGCCCATTCCATGAGAATGATTTCATGGATGATTTCCTTGTCAAGAACGTCGGAGAGGCTCTCATGCGCAAGAAGAAGTTCGGCTGGGGTCTATCCCTGGCGGTGACCACAGGGATGCTGTACGAGCTTCTCAGGCGGCGCTAGGGGCATCCATGACGACTGCTGATAAGAAGCTGCTCGACAAGGTCAAGGAGCTGTACGAGAGTCAATATCGCGAGACCATGTCGGCGTGGGGTGAGGAAGACACGCCATCCAAGCGCGTTGCTTTTTACCGAGCAGCGTTGACGGGACTCAAGCAGCAGCCCTTGTCCAAACCGTGGGTGCAGACAAAGATGCTGGATTACTTGTACAACCGTCAGGTCTACTACGAGAAGCAAGTCGTCGAACAGATCCGCGATCTCGTAGAGGGGGATAGGGATGAATCGTCGCAGACTCCTTATGATTGGAGGATGCGTCATCGGTGGTCTCATTCTGAGCGGTATTTACGTTCTCGCGGCGATGGAAATGGAGAGGGAAACGATCCGACTCAGCAAATCCAATGAAGCCTTGATGGGCCTCAACGACGATGTCCGCGAGATCGAGCGGATGTTGACGAATACCGTTCGTGGAACCGCTGAGTACGACCAGATGATCGTCAAGATTCGCGACATGGCGTTGCTGTATCCCGGGCCTTGGAATGGGTTGCTGAAACTACTCGGAGAAGACGTCTAACAAAATCGAAAGAGAGATGAGATGCAGTGAACCCCCTACAAAAATCCATTCTCGCTGATATCGTCGACTCGATCGATAAGTCGTACCAAGAGTTCTTGAACGCGGGAAAGGGGTACGAAGATTGTGCCCCCACCAAGGCCGGCTTCCTCGTGGCCATGGAGCAGGTTATCCGAGAGAACCCGCATCCCGAAAACGAGATTCAGGCAGCACTTCTCAAGAAGATCGTCATGGATCAACGCGATCTTCTCGACGAGTTCCTCGAGCAGGTAGAGATGGTTTTCGCTGAGGTTGGCTTGCAGAAACTCGGCCAAAAGAGGCCTCGCGTAGCACCAAGCAATTGCGGAGCTACGGCATCATGCATGTGTCGTAGCTGCTGATCGGTGACGAAAGAGAGGAGGCCAGAAACATGGCCTCTTTTCTTTTCGCATAAATTACACGGGTTATAATGAGAACCCAGACTATGCGTAGCAATGTTACACGGGTTCTTGATTTTTCCGCAAGATCAACAATCGGACACTAAAGACCATACCTCACAAACGGTAATATCCTTACATTCGGTCGAACAGAAAAATACGATGACTATTACTCACGATTCCGTCAATCATCCGAGCCACTACACCGCATATAAAGGCCTCGAGGTTATCGACTTGACGGAGCAGATGAACTTCAACCGCGGGAATGCGGTTAAGTATATCGCTCGAGCAGGCCTGAAGAATGCCGATACTGAGGTCGAGGATCTCCAGAAGGCCTTGTGGTATATCCAGCGAGAGATCGATCGCATCATCAAACCGCAGTCGGGCGATCCTGACCGGGCTGTTTGCACTTGTGGTCGTTGCTCAATGCATCGGTGCTCTGTTTGCGGGGAGTTTGTGACAGCTCGAGCTACCACCGACGATCACTCAGTACTGTCCTGTGCGAATGGTCATGGCGAACTCAAGTTCATGGAAGGATCATTTGAGTCGGTCTGGTATCCCTCGGAGAAGGTCGACCGATGACAGAACTTGCTAGCCAGATGCGTCGCCTCAAAGCTCTTCTGACTGCTTGCCCTACTTGCAGTACAGGTCTGATACCCAAGCCGGGAACATCCATTCTGGAATGCCCTAATCGCTATCACGGTCGATTCGTGATCGAGGAGAACGTCAAAGGTAAAGGCGGCTTTGTCGTCACGTACGAAGCGAAGAACCAAGCATTGCGATGACGAAACCCCCAGCATGGCGATTGAAGTATCCTTGTACAGCGTGCGGCGCTGGATATGGAATCTGTTTGTCTGGCTCAGCATCGAATTTGATGTGTTGCTCGCACTGTAATCATCCTGAACGATGGTATCACCCTAAACCTTACACGGAACAAGAATTACAAGAGATGAGGAACGAAGATAGTGACTAACTTGGGAGCGTCTTTGACGAGGCTGACTGAGGCTTTGCAGACCCCCTATCGGGATGGTAAGCATCCTTGTGGAGTTTGTGGGAAGACGGACGAGCAGAAGCCGATGTGTTTCATCGGTGAAGATCACTGCAGTGAGTTGCATCGGAAGGTTCTGGCTGGGGATTTTGGATACGAGGTGACGGCACTCGTTGATCGCGGTCTCATTACTCAGGATCAAGCAGTTCGTTTGTGGGGCAAAGACTTTCGTAAGAATTAAAAAGGGGATGCCGTGAGAATCAAATGGGGGAAACTCACGTCGGAACGTTATTGCGTCGACTCAGGAAGCCCTGTCATTCGTGAAGGTGATCGCTGCATTCGACATGGACACCTGGGAGAGATGTGCTACACCTCTACGAGGAATCCTCGATGTAAGCATGAACGTATGTCCGCCAACCACCCATATCCGCGATGTAGTGAATGCGGCGTGACGGGTTTCATGACTCTGGAGTAAAATCATATGGTCTTGGATGTGGAAAATACTAGGGTTGACAATCTGTTGAAATTCTGTCCGGAATGTGGGCGAGAACTGGTCCCACATCCCTGTGCAGAGGGGCGAATGAGCTGTTTCGGTCATGGTGATTTCGTCATCCATGGATCCCTGAATGGGGTCGTCTA